ATGAAGAGAAATTCTGTCACACTAAAATCCATAGCATTTATTGTAGCTATTTTAATTCTCGGCACATTGTCATCATTCAGTGTCGAATGGATACGTGGTCTGTCAATAGGCGACATATATGGTACGTTTAATCTACCACCACTAGCACCACCAAAGTGGCTGTTTGGGCCAGCATGGGGCCTACTCTATATTTTACTTGGCATTTATTGTGCTAACCTAAGTTTTGTGAAGAACAATCGACACATACTCTATACCTATATGTATGTGCAACTAACATTAAATATATTTTGGACCGTTGTATTCTTCTCGTTTTCAAATTTTCTATTCGCTACCATAATGATCGTGGTAATGGATATTTTGGTTATGGCTATTATCTGGATAGATAGGCGGCCCATTAAGCTGCTATTAGTCCCTTACTTATTATGGTTACTATTCGCTACATATTTATCAGTTTCTGTACTTGTTTTAAACTAACTGTTCTACAAATTTAGAAGTTATATAGTCCATTGTAATTATTAATTGTTTGGTAGTATAAATCAGGACAGTTTATTACGTTTGAACTGAACATTAAATGCCCTTTTGTCATAATCAGTAATATCATACATCGTGCCCATAATATTTAAGACTATAAAACCACGTTCTACTTGTCTCATGTTAGAACGTGGTTTTATTGTGTTAAAATGTGTTATTTTACTTGAAATACCATGCAATATAGTGCAACGTTTTTCATAAGAAAAGGCGCTACATCAAGGTTTTTGAAACCTGATGCAACGCCATGACATGCTTAGTGGAGCCGAGGGGAGTGGTCGGTCACTGGTACCAAGGCGTTGATGACACTTTGTAGCAAATGTGTAGCAAACAAAAAAACACCCAACCAGATAATCCAGTCGGGCGGTTTTATTTTATTCAGTTTTCTTATCTTCCGTTGTTATATTTAATGACGTAAGATTTCCCATGGGTATTTGACTAGCTTCAAGTACACCACTTTCAATCCGATAGTCGTTTATTTTGTCTTTCATATTACGCTCCTACAATTTAATAAACGCGTCTGCGTTGAACCAGATGATACCGTACTTGCCAAATACAATACCAACGCCATTGGTTGCTGCGTCGTACTTATCAATTGTGCCGTTGTCATAACCACGGCTAAAGCGCATGACATCACCTACTTGTGTTGGTGACATACCGCGTGTGACGTTATCAACAATATCCAACGGAATACCATTGCTCGTCCAATTTGCGTCTTTACCGCCAGCTAATGCGTAGTTAATCATCTGCCAGATACCATTAACTTTTGCAATTTTATCAACCTTGAAAGTCTTGGTATTAGTAAAGTGATTGCCTGCGTTTTTGAACTGTTGGATAGATGATGAACTGGTAGCTGGTTTTGATGTTGAAACAGCTTTACTGGTTGATTTTACAACCGGTGCAACAATCGCGTCATTTCCAACGCCATTAACCAAGTCACGATTAAACTTGTCACGTGATACACCCCATTTTGCTAGAAACGGAATTGGGTCAACGTGATCTGAACCGTGACCGGTAGCTGAAGCATAATTGTGTGACTTAATACCAACCGTATTGAGGTTGTCAATTGTATATGTGATACCAGCTTGCTTGGCTAGATAGCGAGCCAACCAGATATAAGCTGGATAAGCCTTATTAAAGTCTGATTGTGATTGAATAGAACCTTCTGAAAATTCAATAGCTGCATATGTCTCCCAGTTCCAATCGCCACCAACGTCCCATGCACCACCGTTTGTATTCATCACTTGCCGAATATCGACTGTACCATTGGCGATTCCAACCAAATGTGTGTAGTTAGCTGCGTTATAGTGCCCCGCTAAATAATCGCGTTCATTCTGCACACTGGCTGTTGGGTTACCGGTCGAGTGCATGTGAATTTGATGAAACCCGGGCTGTAAAGCACTTTGACGGTAGACATATCCGTTTGGCACTACAATATCTGATTTAATTGTATATCCCATGTGATAACTCCTTATTTTACTTCTGTTGGTGCAGCTGCTTTGTTATCAGTAGCTGATACGACTTTTTCTGCCTCTGCTAACTCTTCCGCTGATACAACGGGCTTAACCGTGGCTAGTGATCCATCCGCTTTATTAGCTGCATAAGCCTGTTTGATGTAAGCTAAGATTTGAGCTTGAGTAAACTTTTCACCTAAACCATTTTCATCTAAGCGCGCTTTCACATCATAAGCAGCAGACTCTTGTTGCACCTTACCGTCACCAAGCAATGCCTGTGCTGACAATACTGCTTGGCTTGCAAACGTTAAGATAGTTTTGATATGTTCGTTCTTTTGAACAGACGCTTGCTTCTTCAAAAACTTTGCGCCACCGTAACCAAAACCGCCTGCAAAGAATACAAATATAAGCGTCTGGACAACTTTTAATACTTCGTTCATGAATAATTTCCTCCAAATAAAAATGCTAGGCATTACGCTTAGCTTCATGTTCTACTTATCGTTTTTATTGAACAACGTGTGGATCTGTTCACCGTGGGTAGCTAGAGTAACATCATGTTGACTAAGATGTTTATTAAGCTCGTCAATTTCTATCTGACTTTTCGACAGCGCTGTGTTCAGTGCTCCAAAGTTTCCGTTTAATTCACTAATTTGCGTACTCAACGGATTAACTATCCAGACCTTTACAACCGCTGTTAAAACAGTTACAACCGCACTACCCACCGCTATCCAACCTAAAACGTCATGCGGAAATTCCATATTATCCCTCCGTTTCTGCCGGAGCATCTGCGATAAGCGCTTGAATTTTCTTCTTGGCTGCTGCCTTGATTTCATCTTCTGTTGATGTCAAACTAACGCCGTCTTCTGGCGTCACCTGCAAATTGCCGTTCAGACTGTTTGGAAATGTGCCTGCATTAAATGAAACAGACGCATACTTCAATGTCAACTTACCGTCAACAAAGCTAAATTGTAAATCTCCAACTGTCATATTCATGATTATTTCTCCTCTTCTTTGGCTTGGTTTTCGTATTGCTCAACAAGTGACTTGTATTGTGCCACTTGCAAAGTCAAGTTTGCGTTTTCTTGTAATAGTGTTTGTACTACTGAATTTAAATCTGGTTTCATTTTATTTACCTTTACTTTCTAATTCTTCAATACGTTCTTTTAATTCTTTGACTAATGGGATCAACAATAAAGCGACACGATCATAGTTAATTCCCTCAACTTCGTTATCCTCACCATGCTGAACTAAGTATTCTAACCCTGCGTCACGCAAGTCTTCGGCAATCATACCGAAGTAACGTTCATTAGATCCGTTTTCCTCGTGTTCATGTTTATCAACCCAAGTTGATAGCGGTACTTGGGTCAGTTTTAGAGAGTCAGCTATTGGGATATTATTTTTTATATCCAGCTTGTACTTGCGCGCTGATGATGACCTAACTAATGCGCCATCTGAACTGACTACAACGTTAGCTGAACCAGAAGTCGTCCTTAAATATGTTGATGGAGAATGGAAATAACTAGCATGAATAGATACTCTATCTCCATTTGGGGAACTCCCGCTACTATCTGAACCAACGTATATATAGGGAGTGCCTCCATAACCTTCAATAGTGAACTGTTTTCCTCCTGAAATTATGACTCCCTGTTCCGCTCCACCTATTTTAGTTGCCATCAATTTATCGCTATATTTACCGCTATATTTACCTATACTTAACCCAACAAATCCTTCGGTAGACAATGGCGTGTCATATGCTCTTTCATCATATCCATTGATAGACACCGTCAGAGAATCTCTTGCTTTAATCAAAGCTGACATACCATTAAAGAAACCACTTTTGTTTGATATTTCTAAATACGGATTGGTTTGGGGATTAAACAAAGTTGGATCGATTAATTGCAATTTACCTCGGGAGAGTATAGCTCTCGTATCACCATTGGCTGTTGAAATATATCCTTGATCGATATTAATATCCGTCGTGTAATCAGAACTGTTAATTCTACCTTTCTGGAACACAACTGAACCAGTATTAAGATTGATGTTCAAGTTAGCACCAGAAATAGCACCAGATACAATGTTGCTTGCGTTGATATTAGTGATGTTTACTTGACTACCGTTTAACGTTCCAACAGTTAAATTTGAAGCGTTAAGGTTTTTGAAGTTACCACCCTTAGCGTAGAAGTCGCCTGTAACGGTTGTATTGCCATCTAATACGATATTCTTACTAATCAGTGACATGCTGCTAGAATTTCCAACAATTCCACTAGTTATGTTACTTATATTGTCGGCTATACCAATGGACCAGTTGTCTTTGAACAGTGACAAAATAGTCTGATTATTATTGTTAGAACCAGCCGTGTATCCACCAGCAATAAGCTCTTGGACACCAACATATGGTCGGGCAACGTACACATTACCATTACCTCTCATTTGGTATCGTATGAAAAACCCTTTTGAGTTTGGATCTACCGTTATTTTCTTGCGATAATTAACCCATGAATTATTTGAAGTTGAAATCGTGTTTGTAATACTCGTCTGAGCAATTAAATTACCATTAACATCTAACTCCCTGAGGTACACGATTAAATAATCTGTCGAGCTACCGCCCATAGTAGACGCTCTAATATCAATTGATACATTAAGCGTTGTCCCCGAAAAGCTATTATTTGACCAGGGTTGTGAGTCAACAAAACTATAATTAGCGTCGTTAGCAGTCTGATTATAGCCCATTGACTGTACGCCTTGATATGAAACGCCTGGTGAGTAATACCATTTACTAGTACCTGACGGGATCCAATTCACGATGGTATTTGTAGCTGCACTATCAAGTAATGAACTATCAACAATTAAATTGGTACTGGAAATCGTAGCTAAGAATGCACTACTTGTCTGTGTTAATTGTGATTGTAGACCAGAATTATAATTAGTAATAGTTGACTGTGTAAAGTCCTTAGAACTCTGCAAGGTGTTAGTATCACCAGTTCCTCTGTCAGATATTTCTTGTGTAATATCATTTGCTGTTTGATTAGCTTTTGACATTGCTCCATCTGCAGTGGATTTCACAGTGTTAAGCGTACCTTCTGCTGTTTGAACTCGAGTAGATAAACCTGTGGTTGGATTCGAAACAATACTAGATACGCCATCTGCGGTGACTTTCACTTGTGCAAGGGCTGCGTTGTTGTTGTAATTTCCAGCAACGTAATCACCAACAGTTTCATGAAATACCAACATCGGTCTAACTAAATAAGCGTTAATTCCTTCTCGCGCTTGGAAAAACACACTTATTTTGACCGAACCACTCGGAATAGCAATACCTTCAAATTTTTGTCTAGTCCACAATCCGCCTACAACTGACCCATCTGATTTTTGCGGTGTCCATTGTTTGACCTGCTCGTCTAATTTAGTATTGTTATTATCATAAAAACGAACCCACAAATTTGCATAGTTAGCAAATGTTGGCGCCCAAGATTGCCATGACAAGGAAATATAACCACCACCTGCTTGTCCCATTAACACATCTTGTTGAAGCGTTGCATAAGTATTAGATGATGCATTTGCTGTGTTAAAGCCGACCATATTTGCTTGAGCGTTCTTATCAAATCCACTTTTGTAAGGAGCGTTTCTATCGCTATCAGCCGTCAGTTTCCAGCCTTGCATGTCAGGCGTAAATTCAGTATTCATTAACTGGTTGACTTGACCTAGGCTGTTAACCACGTTTTTAGTGTCAGAAATAGTCTGTGACATTTCTCCCAGATTAAAGTTAGCTAAAGAAGTTTGTACTCCATTTGTACTAGAGACTGTTATTTGCGATGCTGTCATCTTACCATCTATGTTTGCCGACTTTACATGTAAGTCATCAGCAATAATTTCTGAAGCTGATAGCCTATCTGTTCCCACAAATTTTGCTTTTATCTGGTCTGCGTTTATATTTTTTGCATTAAACTGATATATTTTAAAGTCTTTAATTGAGCTATCGTAAACATAATAAACTGGATAAGTTTGAGACGTATCTAACCATAGAAAACCATCAACCAAACCAGATGTAGGCTTGGATGGCTGGGCTATCATTCCTTGTCCACCATCCATTCCAGCAAGTCCATTTAAACCATCTTTGGCAAAGTAAGTTACAACATCACTATTTTTAGTTGTTCCATTAGTATATGAAATTACTGTTCGTTGCCATAAAAACTGACCCTTATTTACAGTTGGTATTGTTGAAGTATATCCAGAAGTTGGAGCATTCGTTCCAGATGCACTTGTAGCATAAGTTATTGTCGTAGATGATATTCCATTACCAGCATCACCATTAACTCCATCAGCAACCTTGGCAATAGTCGTACTATCGGAAAACGTTTGGTTCCTAGTCGTACCTGTTGTATCTGTAACAGGGATTATGACGTTTACAATATAAGTTCCAGTATTGGTAAAATCGCTAGGTTTAGCGGTAATATTTTTTACATTGTTAGTTAAGCCAATTGCGTTAGCACCATCTTTTGCTAGTTTCCAAGAGAATGAGGCATTATCTAATGTACTAGTTATGTCTTGCCCTGCTTTCCAGACTTGTGCCTGAATTGTTGTAGAGTTTGTTGTCTTAAATATATTTGTTCCCGGTAAAAGTCTAACTAGATATGTTCCTAAAGATTTACTAGCAACTGTAGCTATGTTAGCCTTAGCGTCAGATAAAGCCTTGTCCGCCATAGCCTGTGCTTTATTGATGAAATCACCATCTTTGATAGCTAAATCAGCCTGCGACTTAGCAATGTCATTCATCATCTCTTGTTGGGAAGCATTATTCTGTTCGATGGCTGTAGCGGTGTGTGAGTTGGCTTGTGTGACTGCGTCAGTGACGGCGTCAGCTATGTCATCAGCGGTGGTTGGTGAAGCAAGTAACTCCCATATATCACCATTCCAGCGGTATATTTCAGTACCACCATCAGGTAAGTATTTAAACCAGATGTCACCAACCTTTGGACTGTCAGGAGCAGTTGCGCCATAAGTTGTTCCCGGTCTACCAATCTGGTTAATCGTCCACTGTGTTTGACTACTAGCGGTGTCTGCAACAGTATTCAAGCTATTAATCTGCGAAGTGATGCTGTTTGAACTTAAATTATCACCAAGCGACAACTCTGTTTGGTCTGGTGACAAGAGATTATACTTAACCTCAAATACACGTGTCTTATAACTCAAGTCTCTATCACTGTGCATTATTAGGACTGTGTCACCAAGCGATAGACCGCCCACATCAGCAACCGTAGCCGAATACTGAATTTGTGGGTGATTAACCGATTGCAGAGTTTTATATGCTGAATTGATTAAAACATTGACATCATCAATATCATCATACGTTTGTAGTAACAGCCTAGCATTACCGTTAATCTGTCCCCATTCAGCCGTAGCGTCTGGGTCTGATAGAACGATTGAGCCTTTTGGCTTATCTAATGGTTTACCTGCGGACTTTTTCCATTCAACGTCAGCAATGTTAATTCTGCGACCATAGCCATCAGGCGTATCAGCTTCTCCGTTGTCAATCTCTTCACCTTTACCACGAGGCAATATAGCTGTGTAAATGTTTGAACTATCACTTTGACGTTCAACTGTTAGTAAGTTTGAACCACTTGCAAACACCTTTGATGTATCTGCTCCCTGACGTGCTAGGTAGTCCATATAACGACCGCTGATGGCGTTTCCTTGTATCTCAATATAAAATACAATCTCACCGCCTAGCAGGTCTACAACTTTGCTGATTGCGCTTAATCGGTCAACGTAATAGAAATTAGTTGCCGCTGTGCCAGAAACGTTGACGTTGTTCAGCTCCCAATTTGAACCATCGAGTGCAATTTTCATCAGATTCAATGCACTCTGATTTTGTGGTCGCTTATCTTCAATATAACCATCAGTAGCCAGCTCCTGATAAGCCAACTCATAGGCTGAATAGTCGATTGTTTCAGTGTTATCAACACGTTCGGTCAAACGCAACATAATAAACTTGCTGTCGTTTAATGGGTGAGGTGTCGCCACATACTTTGAACCGCTTGGCAACGCCTTACTTGCAGGCAGTGAGAACTCAAACGTTGTTGCCGTGTTAATTTTAAAGTTTAGATGTGCTGCCGTGAAATCATCATTGGTCAGCACTTTTATAATTGCTTGTTTTTTATCAAAAATATAAATCATAGTGCTTTCACCCGATATGACAACACAATTGAACTTGCCTGTGTACTAGCAATTTTCGTACCATTTTTAATCTTGGCTTCAAAAATATCACTGTTGTTGATGTCGATTGTTGCGTTAACTGACTTTTTAACATTAGTGCTTGGTGTAAATTCAGTGATTGTCTTTTTTGTGTAGTCAATTGTGTATACATTAGCCGCCTTGAACGATCCAACCAATGTCAGATTGTAACTGTCAACCGTTAGAACGATTTTAGAGACATCTGCGCTATTGGTTAAGACAATCGTGTCAAATCCCTGTGCAAAGCTTAAAGACGTGTCAGAAACGGTTATAGACGTTGTACCAGACGCATTCTTTGCAGCGCCGTACTTGTATGGGTCTGACATTGTAATTTCAAACACACCAGTCGTTGATAATTGACCAGCATTATCCAAGTTGTTAGCAGTTACCGTGCCGTATCTCGTGTAATTAGTTTCATCTGCAAAATTAAAAGCGACTTCATTGCCTTGTAGATACTTGTTTAAGGTATCGTTTAAGGTATTGAAATCGCTATTTGTTTTAGCTGAAACCATATACTTCACGCTAATTTTGTTTGATTCTATCCTTGACGATAAAAATAAGTCACCGTCTGCCAAACCGGTAGCCGTGGATAATGACCTTGTGAAGCTTGACCGCCCCTCAATGTTTAGAGTTTGGTAGCCCACTAACTCACTATCCAGCTTATGACCGTTGAACGTGATAGATTCACTCGGTAATGAAACAGCAGATGTTCCAACAGTCAGGTCCGTAAATTCATATAAGCTCAATGTGTGTCCTCCTTTCTGTTATAGTTGAACACTATTATTTCTTTTTAATAGCGCCGTTTTTCCTTGTTGATTGTTAATGTCATCAACATAAGCAGTGTAACCGTGCTTATCAAAGCCGATTGTGATATTGGCTGGTTGTGTCGTACTTGTATGATCTAATGTCATCACGCTTGAGTAAGAACCACCAATATTATTATTCAAAGCATTGATAGGGTCTCCAATGGCATTTGTTGCTAGATTTCCAACACTTGTGGCAGCGTCTAAGATACTGCCAGCCATACCACTGACGTTTTTCTGTACTGTCTTGAAGTTATCAACCAGTCCGGCATTCAAACCACCCATGATTGCGTTACCAGCTGGGATAAGTAACTTACGGTCATACTGGATAGGACCCTTATGCCGCCTTATCCAACTAGCGATACCACCAACGAAAGAAGTTATAGCTCCCCAAACAGACCTCAAACCATTTAAGAATCCGTTCATGATTGCACTACCGGCTCCAAACAAACTAAAGTTCATAGCTCCCATGATTGCGCCTTTAACACTGTTCCATATTCCAGAAACCCAACCAACAACACCGCCCCAAGCACTACGCAAACTACCAAATGCATTACTTGCCATACTTCTAATTGTCGATACTATTCCACTCCAAGCACCAGATATTGCACTTCTTGCTGAATTCCACAATCCACTTACAAATCCTGATACTCCACTCCAAGCGCCACGAAGTGAATTAAAAGCATTGCTTGCCATTGATGAAACTACAGAAACAATCGCACTCCATATACTAGAAACAGCACTCTTGACACCATTCCAGAGACTAGAAGCCCAGCCTGTTATACCAGACCAAGTGCTCTTAACACCATTTATAGCACTATTTGCCAAGTTCCTAATCGTTGAACTTATTGCATTCCATATACTAGAAGCAGCACTATTTACACTATTCCAGATACCGCTAAGCATTTGTCCCAAACCTTTGAAATATCCACTAATAGCAGTAACAATACCACTCACAATCTGGCCTAGTGAAATTTTAATGTTGTTCCAAATCATCACAGCGTCTATTTGCATCTGTGACCAATTACCAGTCAATAAATCAATCAACAACAGAATTGGTCCTAGTATTACAGATTTCAACAGGTTCCAAACGCCAGACGCAATACTTACCAAACCATTCCATACAGCTGTCGCAGAAGTTACATATCCAGTCCAAATTGATTGAAGCATGGTAACCAAATTTTGAATGATCGGAACTAAAGCCTGCCATATCGTTGAAAATACGCTACCTAATGTATTCCAAATTCCAATTAGAAAACTTGACATAGCCGTCCAAGCACTAGATAGGAATGACATAAACCCTTGCCATATTGCCTGACCCGTTTTTGTTTGTGTGAAGAACCAAACCAACGCAGCAACTACCGCTGTAATAGCTGCAATGATAATCATTCCCGGAAATGCTCCACCCAATAACTTCAAAGCAAGCGCAGCAAGTTTACTTTCACCAGCCATGAACGTCAATGCTGAAGCAGCGGATTGACTGCCGCTTATTACACCTGCTACGGCTTGTCCTATTACCATAGCTGTTTTTAGTGCAGTGTATGCTTTGCCGACAGCACTAACGATACTTATAATGGTCATCATTGTTTTCATTGCGGCTACAAATGTACCAATACCAATAACCAGCGGCGTTATCCAACTAGCATTGCTCTTAACAAAGTCGAACAGCGTTTTAATTGTGTTTACAATTACAGGTATATACGTAGTTATCGTGCTGTTTATAGCATCAAAAGCTGTGTTGATACCGCCTTTCATACTATTGATTAAATCAGCAATTCCGCCTAGCTTAGCGTTTTTTAGCCCGTTATCAATAGCTGTTAACGTTCCAGCTAAACCTTTTGTGACAGCCGTTCCTAAGTTAGTGAATGAGGTTTTAATTCCAACACTGTTTTTTCTTGCTAGTGTTGCGAACCCATTTTGTCCTTTATCCAACTCAACAAATTTCTTATTCAAGTCATCAATTGTGATACTGCCGCTTTGTAAAGCTTTATATAGGTCTTGCTCGGCTGCTTTACCTGTGAAACCAAATGCGTTTGCTGTCTTCCTAAGCGCAATAGGCATTGTTTCTTGTAATGTACGCCATGATTGAATATCAACCTTGCCAGTAGCTAACATCTGCGTGTATTGTTGCATTCCACGTGATGTATCGGCAACACTTGCACCTGAAGCAAGGAATGCGTCATTTAATGCTAATGCTGCTTTAGCGCCTGATGTAGCGCTACCTGTTAATGGTGCAAACTGTTGAGCAGCACTTGTAATTTCATTCAATGATGTTGGCAGTCCGTCAATTCCATTGCTCAACAACTTCATTGATTTTCCAGTATCTTGCGTAGAATATCCCAACGCTTTCATCACAACAGGATATTTGTTCAAGGTATCGAAACGATCTATGGCATTGCCAACATTGCTTGTAACCACAGATAGCGCCTTACTAACAACAGCCGTTGCAGCACCAGCCACAGCACCAAATTTAATCATGCCCTTTCCGCCAAGACCTGTTGACTTGGTTGTATTGTTACCAAATGAATCTGCTACTTTAGTTGCTGATGCAAATGTCTTGCTGAAATTCTTATCAACTGCAGACAACACAGCCTGCACTGAATAACTTTCCATTTATTGTCCTCCTTTCCTCTTTTGTTTTAATTCTTGAAGCTTTGCGAAACGCTGTTGAATAAGCGCCTCTTCTTCTCGTTTACGTGTCAATTCGGAAGTATAATCACTCTCAAAACTTGCACGTATTTCATCTTCTTGTTCTGCTGTATTGTAGAAATCACTAAACTTTTGATAACGCGGCTTAGGGTGCTTGTCGCTCCCTTTTGTAGCTTGCACAGTCTGGTTATACCAAGCATGTAAAGCTATATCCTCATGTCTCAAAGCCTGTTTAATAGCGTATGCTTCCATAGCTAGTTGATAATCAGGCAACGTCATAGTCTCAATTTCATACATTTGATACACAGAAAAGCCTAGACGAGTGAGGCTGTTCAATACAATTTCATGATATGTTTGCTCACTAGTTTTGTATTCTCCTGCGTCCTCATCATCTAGGCTTGTGCGTTTTTTAAAGCCACCTTGATTGCATTGGCTGCTGACATTTCTTTAGTTACATCATCAAACAGCTTTTCAAGGTCGCCATCATAGTCATCAATAAAGTTATCGACATCATCTTGTGATGGACGGAATGCTTTGTTAGTTGAAGCAGCTGAATAAATAACATCTGCCAATACGGCTGGGTCTGCTGTGTTAAGCGCTGGGATAGACTTTGTAAGTCCCATACCAAATGAAGCACCATTAACGTCCAGACCTGCCACCTTATCCAATTCACGAACAAACTTCACACCGAATTTCAATTCTACTTCTTTATTGTTGATTTTAACTTGCATGATTTCTCCTTTTATCGTCTCACTTCAATCGTCTCTGTCTTTGTGTTATTTAATTATTGACCCGATGTGCCTGTTGTACTGCCAGATGTCGCAGTGCCACCATTCACACCACCGTCAGTCGTTTTATTCCAAGCAGTACCGCCGTTGGTTTCTGTGCTACCTGTTCCTGTAACTTTATCCAAGCCACGGAATACATAGTCAACGTCACTTGACTGTTGGTCTGATAGTGCAGTCCAGCCACGCTTTGGTGTGCCATCAACAGAAAATGTGACATCACGGGTTGAGTTATCATCAGCATCGTTATCGTTGCTATCTTCTGATACAGATGTTTGTACATACCACGAGAAATACTTACCATCTGCGTTTTTGCGGTCTTTATGAACGATCCAAAATTCCATCTTGTCGCCATCTAGCAAACTGTCATAGAATGCGTCTGCAATCGCTGATGTGTTGTTGATAAACTCAATTTCAAGGTCTGTTGAAACACTTGATTGTGTATTGACGTTGCCGTCTTTAGTCACGGTTGAATCACTGTCTCGTGATGGGTCAAATGACAATGATGTTTGCCATGGAATAAGTTCGGCTTCTTTTGTTGAAGCGTTACTCAATTTGCGTGCAAACGCTACTGCGTTGACACCTTTTAATGTTGATAATGCCATTAAATAATCTCCTTAATCTACTGTAAATTCTAGTTGTATGTTAGCGCGCTGATACGTTGTATTTGGTACTGATGTATCAATGGACATCTGCATACTTTGCTGGTTTACTTGCCCATAAAACATGTAACTGTCTGTTTGAATATATCCAATTGCCAGATTATAAATGTAATCAGCTATTTCACTAACTTTTTTGCGTTGTTTCTTACTGCCCCATACGTCGATTGTTAAGAACACATGATCGTTCCGTGAATACTTAGTTGTTGCACTGGTTTGTTGTGTGTTACCAATCACCACAATTGGATAATCAACCGGTTCATCTTCAAGCGGTAAATAATCATAGACATTGTAGCCGTCACTCTGTAACAAGTCGTAGTAAGTATCGAACAGTATTTTTTGTGGATTAATCATTTGAGTAACTTCTCCAAATCTGACTTAAATACCGTCTTCTCTTTTCGGAATACTGGGTCAAGCAATGGTTCAGCAGGCATGAAACGAGTACCCTTTTCTGTATATGGGTTGTATTCCATTCCCATACCCACAACTCCAGTTAGACCACCATTTTTAAATTGAACACCAATGCTCTTTTTTGTATCACCGGTTGATATTTTCTTACCTCTCAATTTACCGGTCTTGTAAACTTTTGTATAAGTAGTTGGTGCTTTCGCCATTGCTGCCTGTTGTGCTTGAGTTGTATGCTTTTTTACGACTTTGGAAACCTCTGTCAGGTCTGCTCTTTCAACTAATGCCTTTTGAAGTTCTTTCAAACCATTAAAATGATAGTTGACTTGTTTAGGCTCTTTACTCATTCATCTCACCTACAATCAATGTATTATTCTTCAATGGTTTCCTCGTTGTAATAGGCTTATACTTCTGTTCTAAGCCGTTTACAGTGAGATATGACCATTTATAGTTAATGTCATTTACAAGCCGTATAACAAGGTTTTTGGTGGTAATATCGCCGAAGTCTTGCACACTTGTTTCCGTGCCTGTTTCGGTGATGTTGGCTATTTCTTCACCAACCAATTCGGGTCCGCCTACATAATCGCCGGCTTTTGGGTCATAGTGTTCTTTGACCTCTGAATAAAATTGAATATTGTCTGGAAATCTCATATCGTCACCTACAAAAACAAAAAACGACCTGAATTATTATCTTTCACGCCGTTTTCATCTTTCCAAGCATCAATATCATTCGCAAATTCATCGAAATCATTTGCGCTAAATGTAATGCTCTGTCCCTCTTGGGTATATGAACTCATACCCTCGTTAGCAAGCCGATTGTAGCGCTTTACAGCAACTTCAAGTGTAATATAGTCTAAGACATCAGGGATAGAGACACCAGCCTTTAAACCTAATTTAAATGACAGTGCTTGTGTTGTGTTTTTGATAATAAGGTTGAGAATATCATCACGCTTATTATCTTTGATTTGTAGCATAGTTTTTAAATCGCTAAGTTCCAAATCGTCACCTCCTTAATAGCCGCCCCTTGCAGTATTGTTTATTTATCAAGCGACACTATGTGACTATTCTGTCACCGTAACAGCAACTCCTGCGGTGAATGCTCCGCTAGTAGCTGTAATAGTTGCCGAACCAGCAGCAACAGCAGCGATTGTACCGTCATTTGTTACAGTTGCCACAGATTCATTACTTGATGAGAATGTAGTTGCTGAAACCACAGTACCAGCGTCTGATGCGTTGGTTGGTTCTGCTGAAACAGTCACTTGCTTAGTTGCACCAACCTTAATTGTTGCCGTCTTTTGACTTAATGTAATACCATTAGCCGTTGCTACTCGCTTTTGCAACAACAACCTTTGTTGGGTCGTACAAGTAAGCCGTGTAATGTTCGTCAGCGGTCAATACAGTAGTCTTGTTGATGATGTTGCGTTGATTTTCCACCTCTGCTGAACGCTTCATAACCAATTTCAAGGCTGGAACACTAGGGTTAACCTTGATGAAGATAGCTTGTCCTGCTGTAACCTTGTTAGATTCGATAATTTGTACACCGAGCACTTCAAACTTAGTACCATTTACCAAAGCGTTTTGAGCAACTTCTGAACCTGTACCCTCTGCACGTGCTGCCTTGCGCAACGCTGCTGCGTCTGCTGGGTTAAACAAGCCAACAACAGGTGAGTCATCTTGATCGCTATTAGTTGCAAATACTGTCAGCGCTGCTTGAACACCGTCTGATGTTGCAGCGAAGTTAACTGTTTGTGTAGAAGTCAATGCCGCTGCCAAGATGTCATTATCAACCTTGTTAGCGATTGCCAAGCCTAATTGCTTTGTAGATTCGCCCACTGGGTCACCATAACCAGACAATACTGCTTCATCTGTAATTTCTGTACCTTTGGCAGCTTTCTTGATAGTAACGCTCTTAGTCGTTGTACCAAGCTTATCCAATGGAATTGCTGCACCTTCTGCAACGTCTTGTGCATCACCAATGTAAGTGAATGCTGGGAACTTCAATGTGTCACCTGAACGTCCTTGTAGTGTTGTGTCAACACTTGCCAATGGTGTGAAGCGCATTGCTTGCTTAAATTCGTATGATACAATTGGTGCCAATACTTCTGGGTTTACCAAATCTGCTAGTTGTGTTAATGTGTTAGCCATTTATTTATTCTCCTGTAATCTGTTTAAATTGTTCTGGATTGCTCTTTGAAAAAGCCACCCGTTCTGCTGCAGTCATAGCGTTAAATTCCACCTTGCCAATATCACCGCTGATTTTAGTTGCGTCATTCTTTGGTGGGTCTTGACGTAGACGGTCTTTAACACCATCGTTGATACCCTGTTGAATTGCTTGTTGTAAGCCGTCAACAACGGTTGAAATTTCATCAGCATTGCCAAGCTTAACCAACGATTCAGCTAAATCAGTAGGCAATTCACGTTCTTTCAACAGGCTCGATACGTTGACGGTTAATTCACGTTGGTTTAATTCTTTTTCACGTGCTTCAAGGTCTGCAAGGCGTTGTTTTGCCTCTTCTTCTGCCTTTTCTTTAGCGGACATTGTAGCCAACTTCTCGCCCTCTGTCTTGCCTTGTTGAATTGCTTCAGCCAACTGTTTTTCAAAGTCAGCCTTTTGTTTTTCCAACACTTTTGCAGTGTGCTTATCCATCAAACTGTCAAGTTCACTCTGCGTTAATGTCTTAGTCTCTTCGTTTTCCGGTTGATTTTGCTCAACTGGTTGCGTTGGTTCGATTGGTTCTGTCATGATAATTTCTCCTTTGTATTAGTCCACACACGTTGATTAGCGCTTATATTGCCCCATGCACGATTAAACCCACAAACGACACGCTAACAACCCATACACGCTATGTAACAGCCTTTTAATGTCATGCTTAGGACAAAATAAAAACACCAACTTTCGTCAGTGTTCAAGTTATTCATAATAAGCTGCTAAACTGCATTTACAATTGGGGTGGAAAGGGTAATTTGGTTCATGATCTATTTTGTAGATGCCTTCACCTCGTAAACCACCCTCTGACGCAGCGATACAATAACGACATGCACGCGATTCAGCCATCCACTTGACATATTCAATGTCATTTTCACGGTAGCTGTCTTTCTGCGCTTGCCCTATCACTCGTGTAAACTCTGTTCGTGCTAATCGTTCGGTGATATACCTAGCATTATCTTTGTATTGACCGTTCAGCAAACTTCGCAAACGCCTTGCAATAACATTAGAGTTCTGTCCTTGAATGATATTGTTAGTCAGCAACACGTCCAATTCAGCTTTTAAACTGTCTGTATTCTGCCATATTCTTTGACTAAAGTTAGCACCATCAACTTGTGCAGCAACTATCTTAAATAGCTTAGTGTGTGACATAGGTACGACTGTTGAAGCTAGAATACCAGCCTGACGTGCCTTTTCGGCGACATACTTGTCTGATAATTCTTGTTGTAGGTCAACATCAGTATCAACACCAGCCTTAACCAGCGATAGTGCAACCTGTGATTTGAGATATTCCAGTCTATTGATGCGCATTGTAGCGTTATAGACTTTCATTCGCCTGTTCACTTCAGCTGTAAAGTCTGTTTTAGCGGCATTTCTACCTAGCTTGTCACGCAATTTGTTAGCGTATGCCACCAACTCTTTGGCTTCACGTTCATAAGCTTCAATGTCGGCTGTTTCAACAATATTACGCTCAAAGCCACGCAATTCAAGTCTTGCATATTCGGCTTCAATCTTACGTGTAATATCGTCAATGACTAAATCATACCGTCTGACAATATCATCAGTGTTGGTCGCCTTGTTCATGTAGGCTTGCTCTTGTTTGAGACGCTTTTCCCAATATTTATTAGTTTGTTTCGGTCTCTGTGCCATTTGTGTCATCTGCCTTTTCTGAATCTACTTGCACACCATAACTATCTCTAGCTTGTTGTACCTGTGTAGCCTGCTCTTGCGCTAACAAATCAGTAATTTCACTAGGGTCAGTCACGTTCGGTAGGAACTGATACAGATACTCTTGTGGTACTCTAGCGCCTGCACTAACCACTTGTGCAATGGTTGTAACGTCATCAACCGGCATGTTATCTGTAAACACAAAGCTAATCTCGTTTGGATCTACACTCATGCCACTTGCTGATAGATTTTCTAATGCTTTGATGATGTTATAGCGTTGATACAAACCGACTTCAAAAGCCTTGCGTTTGGTACTTGCCAATTCAATCGTTCCCAATACTTTATACTTCATAGCTACACCACTAGCGTTACCTGCAAAGTTTTCGTCTGTTAAATCAGGCGTGTGTGAGAACTTATGAATATCATGTGCAAGCCTATCCTTGTATGCTTCTGTACCAGTTACGTCATATTCTTTGTGGATATAGCCTGCGTCAACGTTCGTCTGTTGCCCTGTCATTGATACGCCAGACTTTAACAGCAACATGTTAGCCGACTTCATCGACTTTAACATTTCCATTTTGTCTTTAGCTAACTGCATTGCTGCACTCTCGTCTGTTGGGTCAATGCCACTCATCATGCTTGAACCTTGCAACAATGTATCAATATCACCCTTGATGACAAGCATAGCGTCATTCAAATCAGTCATGTAGTTTGCTGTGTCTGATTGTGCTGCGTCATATAAATCAATTAGTGGGATAACGTTCTCAAAGTCACCAATTCTAAACTTATTGTTCTTGTACTCAATCATTGGGAACACGTATAGTTCACTTGTTTCATCTTGTACAGGTGTGCCATTAATTGAGGTTGGTTGGTAGCTTGTGTATTCTGTTGAAGTCCACGTCTCAACACGATACTCGTTTGAGATAACATCATCATCAATGGTATCAATCAAGTGATAGCGCACCGCCATAATTGGTTGCGGCTCAACATCTAGTGAGTAGATGATAAACGTTTCTAATGGGCTTAACGCCACGCTGTGTTCAATGTCATCGTGTCCTCGGTAAACATACTCATAAGCACGTCCAAAGCGTGTCATATCTAAGAATAGATCACTGTTAATCTCATCAAAGTTGTTGGTGTTTTCAACTGTATCAAGTCTCATGTCATCATCATGTTGAACAGAAATGGCATTACCCACGCTAAATGACGTTTGAAAGTCAGCAATGTACTTGCCAAATGAGTGTACAGCTCTGTGGTCTGCCTTGTCTGTGTCAACGCGTCGGCTCTCTTGTTCCAAAATACCAACGTTCAACCCTTTGTAATACTCGTCTAACCTCTCAAGTCGTGGTCTCTGATACTGATTGTGATGTTTGACAAACTGCATAACACGTTGTGGCGTCAGATTATCCAAGCTGTCTTGATAGATTAAATTAGCTTTTTGATTATCACTAAAAATCTTTTGCATTGTAACTCCTTTATAGTCCTAAATTCTTGACGGCTTGTGTACGCTCTTGATAGCTCATGTAGTGATTATTTGCAACGAACATGTATTGTTCCATTGCGTATCTCAAGGCATCAATAGCGTGGTTATTTTCATCTCTTGGTTTGTTCAACCAGTTACCCAGCTTGTCTTTGTCATACACATAAGTGTTCATCTCACTTAACAGCCCTTTGACTCTTGGGTGGATAACATAGTGATAGCTCTGCATGTACTGCACGCCTTGAATCACACTGTCTTTACCCTTACCAGCCGTACGTAGATTGGGTACACCGTAAACACTAGCTAATTCAGTTGTTAAACGTTGCTCTGCGCTATCTGCTGTGATTGGCAAGCCATAAGCCTTATGTTGTGCTAATGCCTGTGCAATCGCCTGTGTGAGCATTCCTTGTTGATAGAACTCATCATAGACATAAACAACTCGATTAGTTTGATCTATCGCCATGAACTCACCAGCGGTTGGATCGTGTTTGAACCCAAAATCTAATCCAATTGACTTTGGCAGCTTAGCAATTTCTTCCATGCTGAAGTCTCGTTGTTCAAACAAACCATCAAACACAAGCCCCTCTGATATACCCCAGTCGCCAAATACAGCGACTCTAGCACGATTAGGGTTTCTAACCACCATGTCTTTCATATCTGCAATAAAGTCGTCATTCAAGTGATGATTATTTTTATATGTGGTTGTGAAAGCTAGTGTATTGTTGCGTCTTGTATCGACATCAAAGAACTCACGTTTTAACCAATGCCTGTCACTCCACGGGTTAAATGTAATGACATGCTGATAAAAGCCACCAATAGGCAATTCTCCACGCATAGATTCAATCACAGTCTGGAATGAATCATCACTTTTTAACTCATAGGCTTCTTCCCACCAGCTACGACATATCTTTCCAACCGTTGTTGTAATAGATGTGATTTTCAAAGGGTCGTCCATTGAACGGAAAAACACCTTTTGTTGTGTTGGTTTATAGGTTATTTCTAGTGGGCTGACGGTGAATTTGAAGTAATCATCAAGTCCCATATAATGAACAGCCCACTTGATAATGGCAAACGTACTATCCTTCTGTGTATTCTGGAATTGTCTTACAACTAACCAATTAACATACGGATAGCGCAGTATATCAATCACAACCTTGAATGCGGTCGCTACTGACTTACCACTGGCACGTGCGCCTTTCAATGCAATGTATTGCTGTTTTGATGTGTACAGCTTGTAATATGCCTTATCGACCATTTCAGGAACATCAATCACTAAATCATTCGCCATTGTCGTCCTCCTGCTCTGGTATCACGATATTCACATTGACACTGCTGCTTTGTTCACCCTTCAACATATCAATCAGTTTGTCACGAGCCTTGTTCCTATCATACAGTTCAACCACCGGACCATCTTTACCCATTTTTATCGACTTGATAGGTCGTGTATCAACCTTTTCTTTATCCTTGAATTGCACCCAAGACTTTCTAAATACTTCCGGATTATCTTCGGTATCAAGTTTCACATCACCTTCCGCATCAACGTGTAACACATCATATTTACCAAAGTCTATGTAATCACCAATATCAGCTCGTGCCTCAACAACCATATCTTCCATCAAATCAAAAACGCCCACGCTAAGCTCTTGTAATTTAGCTTTACGCAGACGTTCTATTTCGTTTTGAATGTTATCATTTGTCAACATACGAGACCCGCTAACCCTCGCAGTGCTATAAGGTACATCATAAACATTTATGTAGGCTTGTGTAGCATTAGAAATGCGAAGATACTCCAGTACAAATGATTTTTGTTTGTCCGTTAGTCCACTGTTGCTTAGACCATCAACCGCTTTCTCGGTAGCTCTTTTTTTTGCAACCTTTGCAACCTTTTTTGCAACCTGCTTATCCTTGGTTGCAACATCATTACTTTTCCAATATCGAGACTTCCAAGACTTGACTGTACTTATTGATACACCATACTTATCAGCAATGTCTTTATACTTCAAACCCGACAAATAATCTTGTTCGGCTTCTTCGTATTTCTTCATGTCATTGTGTCACCTCCTTTTAAATATTAAACACTTTAAATGTCTCTATAGATTCTATAATCGCGATAATCAAACGTACGGCTGTGCAAATTATCCAACGTAGTCCTATCAGTCTGGTTTGCTACGACATCTTGCACCCATAAGTAGTATTCGTATTCCGCCATTATTTGTTCATCTTTTGAACGTTTCGAAAAAATTGTTTGTACTCTTTTTAATGAATATTCATGATATTCTTTTCTCAAAATATCGTTGAAATGTCTAAAGAATGGTAAAGCCTTTTTCTTATCGGATGAATTAGCTATTTTGTCCGTCTCGTCTGCCTGGCTGATGTACCATTCAATTCGATTAACTAAATATTCTTTTGGGTATAGATAGGTGTCAAATTCCATAGGTCCCATATCGAATCCTATATTTTGAAGCTTCTCTGTCATAATTAATTTCTCCTATCAGTTTATAATAATATTATTATCTCACTATATTCAATATTATGAGTCTCAAAAAAGTCTCAAGTTTAAATATTTTTTCTCCTAATTCACTGCAAAATAAAAAGCGCTTATAGCGCTTAACAATTATAATTTGTAATATATCGACAATTCATCATTTACAAATGTTAAAAGTTCGTTGAATTTTATTGTAATAATTTCTATATGAGACCAAAACAAATCGCTATTGTCTTTCCAGTCCTTATTAGCAGCCTCAAATTGTTTCATATGAATATCGTCATCATTCTTGTGCAACGATGTAGCCGAATATCGTTCTTCCATGTTCTGAAATTCAGAAGGCTTATAGCTAGCTAATGTCAGAATTTCATCGCACATTTTATCAACGGTTGGTTGGATACGTTTGCGTTTAGACAAAGGCAGTCCCTGAACTATCGTTTTTACGTCAAATAGCTTGTCTGTTTTTATTATTTCTTGGTCTCCCTCACCGGAAATATTAAGGAACGTCATTCTAAACATCTTTATTTCCGGACTTGTAAGACTACCTTTCAGTGGCCCATTATATGGGAACTGCCATTGTCCAGAAAAATTGTGTAGTAGTAGTATTTTTTGAATTTGTCTTAAATCATCAAGATACATACTCTCAATATGTTGTATCTTGCTGTTTTCTCTATCGCTTTGAATTTGTTTACTAGCTACCGACCATGCAATCAATCCAGATGGAATAATCCCTAAATAACTACCCCAAAAACCTAACCAGCTCGAAGAAAAACTAAGTGAAATATCCCAACCGTTAAGCGATGAAATCAGATTGAATAGTTTTAAAAATATTTGAATCAAAAATGGAATAATAATAAAAGCCACAATAACGGTAGTCTTATATTTTTTCCATATAGTTTTTAATTCATTTGAAATAACTAATTCTAACTTGTTAAACATCATCTCAAACCTCCAATAGCAGTAATTATACTACTAGATAGACGTGGGTTGGATTAGAAATTATTTCTTTAAAAAGTGGTACAAAATTGCAGCTATAATAATCAAAATACCTAAAATAAATATTCCACCTAATAATAATGATCCAGGAGAAATTGTATCACTCATACGCTTACCTACTTTTCGTTAACTTTTTTTATTTCTGCAGCTATTTCTTTTGTCAAATAATCGATTCTGTCAGAAGCATCTTTAATGTCTGTTAACTTTGCTTTCAATAATGATATTGGCTTTACTTTGTAACCGGTAAAGTCATATTTAAGAGAAGCAATAACAGATGCTATGTAGATTAGTAATTTTTTACCATCTGGATCTTGTTCTTTCCTAACAGACTCATCTTGATAGGTAAATTGGCTCATAGCTGCTACGATTTCAATCGTTTCTTTAGAACCATACAATAATGTTCTATGCATTAAATCATTGTATTTTGTTCCATCTTTACCTAACAAATTTTCGATTTGATCCATTTTAGTTAAGAAACTTGTCCATTCACCCAATAGCTTTTTAACATCATTTCCGCCTTGCTGCCTAAAGTACGCCTCAACTTGTAATTCCTTGCTTGTTCTAGCTTGTCTATTTTGTAACCATTTTTCTCCGAACATTTTGGGTAATTCCTTTATAAAATACCCAACTAGTAAAATCAGAATTAAAATTAGCGCATTCAAAACCCATAAAACAGAACTCATTTGATAATCTCCTAAAAATGTTATTTAAGATTATCATACCAGTAAACGCCTATGTTTTCATAACCCTTCTCCTAAACGTGCCACTCGCCAACTAAATAAAGTGTTCGACTTTCAATCGGTCATCATTGTACTCAAGTGCATACATCAATTTGTTTGAACCAACAAAGCCGTTCATGGTTTCCCAATCGTCACTAGGTTTCGGTGTTGAGAACTGTCTGAACACGACACCGTTTTGGTCTTCCGTCTTATCAAAGTGAAGATGTCCTGAATGTATTTCAGTTGTCGTTGCAATTCCCCACAAGTGTCTGCATTCATTAGCCAGTATCTGCGCAGGATTCTTTTTGTTAACGTTGCCGTGTTGAATTGAAATAAGTACATGACCTAACAAGTACGCTGTGCGATAACGGTTATTCACATCTACTTGAGCTTGTTTAAATCGTTCTTTAATCCAGATCATAAACATGTACGATATATCAAAGTCGTGATTACCACCGACTGACTTAATCATTACGGTGTTAGCATTCTCTAACGCTGTAACAACAATCGCTTCTGTAAATTGCATAGCTTCATCAATTGCCTTTGGCATATCAACATCTTCAAGTATTGTGCCGCTAACTGTTTCAGTGCTGTTAATCTTATCAGAATGAAGCATGTCTCCAATCATCTCAATAACAATCGTTCCATAGCCTTGCTTAATGATGTCTAGTAGTTCTGACAACTTGTCTTGTACATCAGATAAATGAGTGATACCCCAATGGTTGTCTGTAATCGGTATAACTAGGTTACGTTTCCGTGATTGATCTAATGAGTGTTTAACTTTAAGCGGTTTAATATCACGTGTTAATATTTCAACTGCTCGCTTGATATCATTATCAACTTTTGGCTTAACCGTAATCTTAGACTGGCATAGGTCAATCAAACCTTTTTCAACACTATTCTGTTGCCAGAAATTACTCTTAGCAGAAACAATATCCCAGTCTTCTGGATCAAATCCATGTGCTCGCAAGACAAAGTCAATATCCTTTGCTTTTTCGCGATTCATGTTTTCAATAGTTGTTGTTGATGTTGTGCTACCGTCCTTGTTAATGACAATTTCAGTGCCACGTTTTACATCTTTGACTTTGGTGTCTGATTGTTGATTAGGTGTGGTTCTGACACGTCCATTAGTTGAACCTGTGCTAAGGTATTGCGATACCGTTCGCCTGCTAAAATTCTCACCAAAATCATCAAACAATCGTTGCGCTATCTTCCTAGATGACAAGCCTTGTTTACCTAACTCTGCAACTCTATTCTTATGTTCATCAGTCCATTTCACGTAGCCCATCACTGCCACTTCCTATCATCATAAAAGGCATCTTTGCGCTTGTCTGTATTCGACTTGCGTTTAGATGCCTTCTTGTGTTTCTTATTATATTTTTGTTGTTTGTCTAACCTGCGATAGATGTTTAATTCATCATCACTAGCGACAAGTCCATAATCTTTATCGATTTTCATACAATTCTCTTTTCAAATAAAAAGCACCCGTTAAGGTGCGTTATGTACGAGCAGCAGGCAAGCCGCTCATTAAGTTGTGTTTGCGTTTCCGCAATGACAGGGCAAGGATTTGCACCTTACAAACGATATTTCTAACCCAGTTGCTCATGTAAGGTACTGGAGCGGTCTGTTCCGCGACCTGTCATAATGATAGATATTTCAACCTATCTATTTTACATTACCACTAATCCTTGTTCCTGCAAGTGTGTGCAACGTCGCTTTAGGGTGCGATAACCCATAACGTAAGTCACGCCGTAGCATGTGTGAACGATTCTCTCAATCATTCGATAATACCAATTTACACCCATTTTTATACATAAAACTGCATAAAAACCGCAGTGTTATAGGACTGCGCCTAATATGTGTTTGACTTCTGTACGCCAAGCTATTGCTGTTCTTTCAGATATGTGAAACTGCTGTGCTACCTTTACCCACGTGACAGACTTGCTTGCATAATAATACGCAACTACTTTCTGCTTGTCTGGCTCAAACGTGGCTATCCAGCGCTCAACATCTTCCTTTTGTTTTTTGAGACTGTTAAGGTATCTGTCCTGCTCAAGACGTATCACCATGTCATCAACGGGACGTGTGTGTTTATTCTGTGCTCGACCGCCACCAATATTCTCATCAACTTCTTGGCTGTCATACCGTATCGTTTCTATACGCTGTTCAATTTTCAACTTGAGACGACCAGAGAAGTAGTCTCTCAAAATGCTATCAACTCTATCCGCCATGTCTCCCTTTCTAATTCACTGGTACTGCCCTTCCAAATTTAAACAGCTTCAACTGTTGTGGTGTCTCTTTACTCAATTTATTCATGACCGCTTGTGCGTCAATCTGATTGCCATAAGTAGCACCTGATGTTTCCCACTCGTCATTGTCTGTCTTGCGGAAACCCACGATGTATACTTGTTTGTCTATTACTTTCATTTATCCGCCACGCTTTGCTTGTCATTATTTTCACATCCTTCATTATCATCTGCATAAAACACATGTACAATTACGTTCCCTATTGACGCATGTTCCACGTAACCATGACCGCCATTTTCATCTTCGTTATCCATTAGTAGCCCCTCTCAATCATCTTCCCAATATATTCAATAACATTAACTGTCACGCTTTGCTCCTTTAACTATTCGTCAACTATCTTGATTGTTTCTGGGTGTAACCATGCTTGCATAGCATGTTCTTGACTTTCAAATGCTGGTTTTATTTTTTTTGATAATCCCGTAAAAATATATACTTCCCAAAATTCTGTAAATGTCGAGCCTATTTCATTGCTTTCTTGTAATAGTTGACTAATATAGTCGTATTGCTCTTTTGTCATTTCAATCGTCGGCGCATAAATATCACGCATACGCTCCATAAATCTTATGGATTCACTTGGTTCTTGATCTGCATTCATTTCATCTAAAACTTCATCAAATGTCATTTCCGACCTCCATAATATTTCAATACAATATAAGGAACTACGACCATTGCTGACAATAACATGCCAAACTCAATCGCATGCTGTAAGTTGTGTCCTATTTCAATCATTGTCACTCCTCAAATGTTTTTACGCTTCTCTGATTCTGTTTTCCGCTATTTTAAAATACGTTTCGTCTAATTCAATACCCATGAACTCGCGATTAAGATTCTGGCAAGCTACACCTGTTGAACCAGATCCCATAAAAGGATCTAATACTATATCATTTTCATTGCTATGCTGTAGCAATAATTCTTCCATGAGTTTAATAGGTTTCTGCGTAGGGTGGCTCCCTAACATCTTTTCAGCCTTGCTTGTAATAGGTACTCTAATTTCTGAACGGTCGTACTTGTCAGACTGTCTATGGAAAGTCCATTTATCATGCTTTTCAACAGCCCAAATAGCAAATTCATAATCAACGATATATCGCCTATCCCGGTTTCTAGGCATTGGATTAGTTTTTTCCCAACGAATAATATCTTTAACAACAAATCCGTTTTTCTCCAGTCTTTCAGCAATATCACCTAAATTGCGCCAAGCATTGAAAATTATGATAGATGCACCTTTTTTAACGATTCTTGGAACTTTATCTATCCAAGTAAGTAAGTCAGCGTTTTTGTCCCAATCACCGAAATCTATTCCAGCTCTGTTAAGTGATTCAAAATTATTCTTTCTTGAAATGTTGTATGGTGGATCAGTTAAAATCAAGTCAACACTATTATCCGGAATGCCTAAAAGTGCATTTAAATTATTATCGTTAATCAATTTCATCATTCGCCCTCCAAAAACTTCCGTAAATCATCAGTAAATTTCTTGTGCCATTCGTTCATGTTAATCAACAACTTTCTCATATGTTTCTTCAAAAATATCTGGCTTACATGAATAGATCTCTCCGTGTACGCCTTGAAGAACAAAATCCACTTTTTCAGCTACCATCTCACCTTCTAAAGTTTCAATGTGTAACTCTAAATCAATTCCGGTATCTACTTCGATTAAAGTGTCTTCAACAAATGCTTCCGCTGCCCATTTGGGTTTTACATCAACTCCCCACTGAAATGCTTCAACCGTTACAGGTTTTCTCTGGTATTTAATGACTGTTCCTCCAATAAATCTGGTTTTTCATGACTAACTCCTTTTAATTTTGAATACTTTTCAATAAACTTAGCTGCAAAATCGTACTTATTACCAACATTGTCACGCCACATATTGATGTCTGCTTCAATGTGATCTATTGGCTCATCAATATACCGACTAACATTAAACTCTTTCATTGTCGTCCTATTTTGCGGCATAACATTTACTGTGCTAAATGCTAAGAAATCATTTTTATCATTCAGTAGATAATAAACATTGTTGACTTCACGGCTTAAACTATCACCATGAATAACGATTGCATTGATACCTCGAATTGATAGATTGAATAATAGAAAAGGTAACGCACGTTCTGATTTTTCTTCTAATACCATATAATCATCTGATGGTTCATAGAAAAATGGGTTGTGGTTATCAATCAAATCATGCCACCAATGACGGATAGCAATACTACCTGTACCAGCTGCTGATTCAAAATAGGCATCTGCTTTCCCAACAAGTTTTGTCATAATGTCAGAAACGCTATCTGGTGTGAAATCTTGCTTCTTAGTCTTGCGCTCGGACTGTTCACTTTCAAAATATTCATGAAACCAATCAAACGATGTATCTCTCTCAACTTCCAAAAATGCTTTAAACGTTTGCTCACGTTGTTCACGGTTCATCATAATTGACATTAATTTATCTGGAACTTTGAATGCTTCATCAACACCGAGCAATTCATTAACTTTTTCGCTGGTGAATTTCATCTCATCACACTTTCTTGCCACCTGTTGCAATAATTTCTGTCTTAACATGATGTGTCTTTTGAAATTCATATAAATATTTCTTAGCTTCATGCTCTGTATCAAAAGCTCTCCAAAAATCACCGTTTACGTAAATGCTGTAATATGTTTTCATCTCATCACTTCCCAACATATTGATTAACGATTTGGTCTGACTTGTCACGAGTATCTTGCGCGTCTTTAACAGCCTGTGCCATATCTGCGTCATTAGCATTCTTCTGGTCTGACAACTTCTTAGTCAATTCGCTAATCACTTGATTCTTGCCATTGACTTCGGCTTGCTTTGCGTTCAATTCAGCTTGTTTAGCATTCACTTTATCATTGCCATCTTGAATGGCTTTTTGAGTTTCAGCCATCTTATCTTGAAGTTGCTGATTAAATGTAGTTGCTTGATCGTCCTTTTGCTTACTCAAAATTTCATATTGCTGTTTTTGTTGCGCTAATTGTGCATTCAAATCAGCTTGACCATTTTTAGCTTGTTGCAATTCTTGAGTGATAGTAGCAACATCTTGCTTTGCTGTTGCCAAGTCAGCTTGGTTTTTACTTAACTGGTTAGCTAATTTGTCAAGGTTAACTTGTACCTGAACCATATCATTGTGTCCAATCCAGTTTGATGCTGCATATCCCGCGCCAACGCCACCTAATAATAATGCCGCTGCACCTAATGTTGTTACTGTTGCTACCTTAAATTTCTTGTTCATTGTTCTTCTCCTTTTTTCAACGTGATCGTGTAACTCTGACCATTAACTTAAAATGACTGAATAACTCCCTTAGCTGGGTTGCTATTAGAATTGATGTCATTCAACATCTCAAGCAATCGTTTGCCTAACATTAATTGCGCGTAAACACTATTTTCTTCGTTCATATTTCAACCTCATATATTTCCAAACGCGGGTGTCGCTTATCAATTTCAAACGACTCGTTATATCCTTTGTGAACGTTAGTAAAATTATCGTTATCAAGGAACGGCTTACGATTGATAATTGCTCTCTGCATGCCGTCAAATATGAACTTTTTGAGAAACGACCAGTTGTCTGGATCAATTTTCTTATCAGGTAAGTACCAAACGAATACTAACTTCACAGGCCAATTAAACTGAATACCATTTTGCATGGCTTGAGCAACAACGGCACGAGAATAGTTGGTTGCTTCTTTTTTCATCTTCGCGCCAATATATCTGTTCTTGCGTTCTGCTTCAATGTATTTATTTTGTGTGAATTGCCTCATGTAATTCAAATCAAGCACTATCTTTTTCAACGCTCTCATTTCCTTTCTAACGCGTTTTAAACACTCAACGTCTATTTACCTATCAGACAATCTGCAACGCTTCAGATATGCCAAATATGGTTGTCTGTTTGGAAGCTCTGCCCTTGCCTGTAATCTTAGCTACCCAACTGTTGTTGATGAACCTGTGGCAGGCTGCATAATCTCCTGTGAAATAAATCTCTCTTGATTTCAAACCAATAACTTTATGATTTGCCAAAACGTCTCCCTCTACTTTCTAATTCCTTTAATATTTCAGGTGTGACCAACACACCATTAATGTGATATTTTCTTTTAAAATCTGGTAATCCAACGCGGTGCAACTCCATATGATGCGCGTGGCTTAAACTAAACACTGTGTTGCCAACATTGCTGATGGCGTTTCTGTCACGTCCCATACCTACTGCATGTTCGCCATGAGCTAACTCAACTGGTTTCGATCCGTCAATGACATCGAAACCATTAATCAGCGCCATATACTCCCAGCGAGAAATATCATCTGGTTCAAGCGCATCTAGTGGCTTAAATTTCAATGGCACATCGTGTTCAGCTACGAAGTCCAACATGAACGTGATAAGTTCAGCAGCTACTGACTTCTCAACATCTCTTAATGAGAACTCATCAATGTCTCTCCATTCTTCAAACCACATCTTGAATACTTGCTTGACGTATTCAGGCATATCACCTGACCAGTTAGAGATGTCACGGAACAAAGCGTATATGAACTTACGTTGTTGCGCGCTAATCTCACGATCATCTCGTACTTGAATTTCAACCAAAGTTTGATTAAATAGTTGAAATGTCGACAAAAATTTGTTAGCGATTTCCTCGTCTTTAAACCTGAATATGATGTCTCGTCCATCTTTTTTAATCGGATATGCCTGAAATTCCTTCATGGCAATACCTTCTTAGAATGGTAGTTGTGAGTCATCAAATTCCATTTTGCCTTTATCACTATTTGCAAATGGATCAGCCGGTTGTTGTTGGGCGTTTTGACTATCACCTTTCTTTTCCAGAAGGCTAAAGTTGTCAACTACAACCTCGGTAACGTAGACACGTTGCCCTTGGTTGTTCTCATAGTTTCGTGTCTGTAGCCGACCTTCAATACCAACCAGAGAACCTTTATGAACGAAGTTGGCGAAATTTTCAGCTGATTTACGCCAGATGATAGCATTCACGAAGTCTGAACTCCGTTCACCGTTTGCATCCTTAAATGGTCGTTGCACGGCCAATGAAAACGATCCAACCGCTGTACCAGATTGTGTGTACTTCAAGTCAACATCACGTGTTAGACGTCCTAGTAAGACTACTCGATTAATCATTTGCTTTTTCCTCTGCTTTCTTATGCCACTCAGTGACTTTTGCTAGTAATGGTTTGTAATTCTCTTCTGTCACGAACTTCAGTGCCGAAACGTTTGCCGCCTTTAACGTAAACGCCATCATGTCTTGTCCACTAAGTTGTGATGTATCTGCGATTAGTTTTTCTAGCAACGTTACTTTTTCTTGTGAGATTGTATTAGTCGTGGTTGGCTTGCGATTTGAGCTACCTGCACCGTTTCCGTCATCATCTACATCACTTGCGATACCAAACGCCATAGACAGGCTATAACGACGTGCATACGTCAATGCTGACCCCTCTGCTTGTGCCGAGTTCGTCCCACGATTTCCAAGATCATCAGCAACTTTTGATCCCGACAAGTCTAATGTCTCGCCATAACCGATAATTCGCGTGACCATCACGCCGTCTTGCACAATGTTCGTGAAGAAAAACTTAGCTCCAGACGCCTTACGTGCTTTGACGATTGCATTGATAACCGCGTCTAATGTTACGTAGCTAGATTTGAACATTGGGTTGCTCGCATCTTTTTTTGGTTGTTCGATGTTGTTTTGTGTTTCGGCAAGCGCCTCATACAAATTGCTAAATTCGGTCATTTCTCACCCCTGAACGCAATACCGTTCACTTTCATGTAGTCTGCCAAGCCGTTAAGTTGTTTGCTAGTTGCACCAATAATATATAGTGTGCGGTCGTATTGCTTTTCTGGTTTTGGTGCATTGACGACTTCGCCATTCTCATCAACCAGTTTGTCACCGACTTGTTGTGCGTTTTCCGTGCGGGTTTGTTCAGCCTTTGCTAATGCTTCATTATGTGCTTGTTCATCAGCAAGACGTGCTTCTTCTCGTACATTCTTTATTTCATCATCACGATGCATCTGCGCTTTGATGTCTGCGAAGTCTCTTAGCCCCAACATTGATAGATATGGTGTTGGATCAATTCCTAATCCGCTTGCTTCAATCTCGATCTGGTTTGTTTGCAGCGCTAACAATTCATCATCTTTTTTCAGCTGAACAATTTGCGCATCAATTTCTTTGATCATGTCGTTACGGCTGTATGTCTTATTGAGCCACTTTTCATTGAATTGAATGCGTGTCCAATCAACACCTTGATCGTTAGCAAGTGCCGTTACATCATTCATCACAACTGCCTTGCGACGTTCTTTGCGTTCATTTTCGACTGGTAACATCTGCTCTTTCATCAAGTCAGATGCTGCTTTACCTGCCTTTTCAATTAACATCATCTTTGGCTTAATATCAGCCCAATTACCTAACAATTCCTTTTCAATCTTTTTGCGTTGATCAGCAATATCCTTAACGGTTGCATTCAAAACTGATCGCTGTTGTTTTGCTATATCATAACTTTCATCTGACACTGGAAACTCACGATACTTAGCCAACATCTTGTCGGTGTTTGCTACCAATTCATCAATATTTGGCGCTTCAATAACTGCTGGTGTTAACTTTGTTACTTGTAGGTTGCTAACCACTACCTCATTTGTCATTTGCTATTCTCCGTTTTACTTGTTAAAATTACGGTATAAATTCTCTGTTAAGTATTTATACCTACGTCTGACGGTTGCTCCCGTTAGGCGTTTTTTACTACTTCAAATCCCCAGTCGTCACCTGTATAAATCAAGGCTTGTAGCCGAGAGTTTACTTCTTCAAAAGTGCGGTAAATCTTATTATCTCGTTCAACAATCTCGCCATTAACAGCGCGTACTGCTTGGAACCCATAACTGTATTTTTTATTTCTCAATCTCTTACGTCCTCCAATCCGACAAACAAAATTACGTTGTCGGGTTTTTTTGTTACTAATCGACTAATTAGCTTGTCGTTGTACATAGCCCCTAATTCGCTCCGTGTGTTGTTTGAAGTGATAATGGTACATTTAGTCCGCCTACCGTTTTCGTCCACCTCATAGCGCCCATCAGCCACTCTCATGTAGAACTGTTGCAAACGTTCCGTTGCTTGGCGTGCTGAACCTGCCATTCCGACTTCGGAACCAAAATCATCAATCACCAGCACATCAACTTCAAGCATTGACTTTTGAATGCGTTCTAGCTTTGCTCGTGCTTGGTTGTCGTTGAAGTCGTACATCACTGCCTCACGTAAGGCTACTGCACTCACAAACATCGTTGTCTTATTAGTGAACCGCTCAAAGGCATCTAGTATCGCTAGGGTCATTGCTGTTTTGCCAACACCTGCACTGCCATGTAAGAAAACATTAAACGCCTCACGCCTCAATCTCTTAAACAAATCTGTCGATTGCTGCTTTACCATGGTGGCTAGTGACACATCTGGTTGTCGTTCTGGAAGCCAACGTTCAAAGCTAAATGCTGCTTTTCTACCAGACGGCCATAAACTGTCACGCTGATAGACTTTGCGTTTGAGTTCTAGGTAATCAGCTGATGCCTTTTCACTTGCTTGTCTATCAATTTCAGCAAGATGATTATTTAATTCTTCATCGCTAAGCAACGTGCCACCTTTGCTTTTTATCCATTCTTTGGCTACGTCTGATACGCTTTGCATTTAAAACCTCACGCCATCTTTTCCCATGACCTCAATCAGTTGTTGTTCTCTAGTCATCTGCGAATAATCTTTTTTAGTTGGTTGAGTGACACCAACTTCGTTTAGGTAGCCCTCGAACTTAGTACCGAACAATGTTTCTGGTCGCAAAAACTTTTTCATCTTTGGATCGTTTAACCATTGACTTGCTTTTGTGTCTATTACTTTCTTAAAGTCATCTAAATCAAATCCATCGTTCACTCTTACTTTAATCAACGTTTTTGTTTTTGAACCACTACTTCGATACTTTGTATTGGCTTTTTCGTTCAAGTAATCAATAATCTCTTTGTAAGGTAATGAGTCGGGTTCGTCAGAACCGGACAATATATCTTTCCTATCCTTACCTAACCTATCCTTACCTAACCTTACCTGTGTCAACGTTTCGTCGACGTCTCGTGGACGTTCTGTATACGGCAATAAATCTTGTCGTTCGTACTGTCCGGAATCGTTGATATTGAGCTGTTCTAACTCGTTTGGGTACATCGTTTGGTTATAGGTGTCTTTGCGGATATAGTTATGAACTCGCCAATCTTTGATAACTACTACGCCGTTTTCAAAAGGTAATAAAAACTGTTTTGCAACTAACAACTTTCTATCGTCATCACTAGATCCAATCATTCTTTGAATTGTCTTAGTATTATCAATGAAACCATCATCATCAGCGTGCATATTCAAGTGAAAATACAACGCTTGTGTTGATAACGGCATTTCAAGAAATACGTCGGTATCAGTCACTTTTTTGCTGAACATTCTTCGCTGTGCCACTAATTAACTCCTTCCTTTTGAGAGACATAGTAAACATCTCTGAAATCAATAACTCACGCTCGCTATCAGACAATTTCATACTCTCATCTAATTTTTCAAATTCTCAACACGTTGGAATAACGCGTTTTTGTAACTGACCATGTTGCGTAGCGTCTCTTTCCTGAACTTTCCAGACATTGATAGGCTCGTATTCGTTCTGAACTGCCGTAGTTCATCTTCTGCCTGTTCTAGGTCGTGTTCTGCATGGCGTAGCATCATGTCGTAATTAACTTTCATCGTCATATTCAATTTCTACCATCTCCAAACGACCCCTTTTGGCTTTTTCAACTAGCCGGCGATATGCTGGTGTCGTGTAATACATCAAACTATCAAATGTCTTACCAGTCTTTTTAGCAATCTCACGTGGTGTACCGTCCACTATAAATTCATCTCCTTTGTATAAGGCGTATTGTCTGTCTGCTTTTCGCATCAGTCCACAACCTTTCTGATTAACTGAACGCTAAGACTTTCGCGCTTTTTCATCAGTTGACTTATTTTCAAATCCAAGAGTTGAAGACAGTCGTCAACTGCAAGCTGCGCTTCCTTTTCGGTGTCGAAGTCTTCCTCTTCTTCGGTATAATCAACTTCACTGATTAATGTGGCTTTCCAACTGACGTTTTGATATTCTGCGTCTGGCTTATAAAAATCTACTGCATCAGGTACGTTCATGCGATCCACCCACCTTCTTGTAGCGCTGCCAACGTGTCACCAGATAACAAGTAGCGCTTTCCGTTGATAATTTCGTCTGACACACCGTTGAAGAAACGGCTTAGCTTGCTTTGTCGCAACCAGTATTCAGTTTCTTGTTGTAAACCCCTTTTTAACCGTGAACTCATGTGTTACCTCCCTGACTTCTTATCAAGCCAATACTGAATTGCTGTGCCGTCCCATTTCTTTCGGTTGCCACTCACAAAGAATGGCTTTGGAAAGTTTTTCTCACGTTTGAGAAGTTTATAGAAAGTTGCTAAGTGCATGTCGAGATGATTCTTATCAATGATTTCTTTTTGCAGGTAGCTCCTGCTTTCAAACATTGGCATGTTTTTCCTCCTTAAACATCAGAAATGTTAAATAGCTTACGAACCTTTTCTCGAACGTCTCGTGACGACTTATTAACCGCGAACGTGTTGATTGCTAAGCTTAGCGATGCCTCTGTCACACCAATCGCATAAGCTAAATCACGTTGTGTCCATTCACGGTCATAAAGTTCATCTTTAACGCTTTTCTTGAACTCTTTTGCAGCGTCTACAATCATTTGTTCTGTCATGTTGCCTCCTTTCCTACAAAACTTAGTAAGTTCTATATAATTAGTTGCAAGTTATCATTTACTTTATGAAAGTTTCGTACTATAATGACATAGTAAACAAGCATAAACAAAGGACTACTAACCTTATCACTCCGCCAAGATAGATAAATTTGTAGGTGTTTTTGTTTTGCTTAAAACTTAGTAACTAACTTACAAGAATTAGTATATATGATAGTTTCGTACTTGTCAACAAAGAATATGATACTTTCGTACTTTCTTGTCGAAAAAACAAGGGAAAACGTTAATATGACTATACTTAATAGAACAAAAGAAGTTGCAAAATTACGGGGAATTTCTTTAACTGAAACTGCAATTAAAGCAGGTCTTGCTGAAAAATCAATTTATTCATGGGATCGTAGCACACCAAAAGCAGACAACCTCCAAAAAGTCGCTGACGTGCTTCACGTATCAACCGACTACCTATTAGGACGTACTGATGAGATGAATCCTGCTCAATCAAATAATGAATTAAGTGGTTTTGATGAAGAGATAATGATGGCGTTTGATGGCAAACCCATTCCTGATGAAGATAAGGAAAAACTTTTAGAGTTTGCACGATTCTTGAAGTCACAGCGAGGTAGATAATTTGATTGATGTAATATCAGATGAAGTAATAAGCAAGCTATTGACGATAGCTGACTCACACAACATCATCATTCGTGATAATTTAAATTTAACTACCGGTACGCCCGACGTGTGTTTTACTTATGATAAAGGAATTGTTATGAATCCAAGCTGGGACATTAAAGTGAACTATTCTTTTAGACTTTCTCACGAATTAAGTCATATATTGTATGGAGATCACGAAGCGCAAGCTGTATATCAATTCAGCGAGTATGGTAAGCGTGGCGAAGAACTATTGGCTCACAGAAACGCTATTAGAATGTTAATGTCTATTGAGATGCCAACTACCGTTAATGGTTTTATGGAATATTACCATGTTCCTTCTTGGCTGGAACACTACGCAAACGAAACATATACGTCGCTTAGTGTTGTAGAATAGGTGTATGTGCTAAGCGTCCACATTAAAAAAGCTTTTAAGATTGGGAGATTTCATATGTCATCACTGTTTGTACTAATATTCTTAGCATCTATAATTTGGTTTTTTATCGCACTGAGAAAAGATAAAAAAATGGGTGGTAAAACTACCAGAAAAACTTGGTATATATTAATCGTTGCAGCTATATCGTTTGTGTTAATAGGCTTAACTGGTAAAAATCAGTCGAAAGAAACAAATGCAAATTCGCAACAATCTGTCAGCAAAAAAAGTAGTTCGAAAGTTGTTAAAAGCTCTTCTAGCGGTGTTTCAAAAACAAGCACATCTTCAAAAAGTAGTTCTAGCGTAAAAGCGGCACCTTTGAAGTCAAGAATCAATTCAGCCCTACTTAAACATTTGACAGAAGACCAAGGTTTTGCAAATGGAACCCTTGATGAAAATGGTAAGACTTTGCCAAATGGTGAAACAAGAACACCAAATGACACTTTTGCATGGTCTAAAAGCATATCTAAAATGGTCTACTATGATGCAGGAACTGACGCAATAAAAGTCTATTTCACAGAAGATGCAATGAACAATCTTAGCAAATCAGAGGGGCTTAAAGTCGCTCAATCAGCGCAGAGCATGGTGGCTGGTACCTTGTTTAGTGATGTTGCGATTTCGGACAAAGAACAAAATAAAATAGAAAAAATGTTTAGTTTAGATGCTACACACAAAATGAAGCCATATATTGTTTTGTGTGATAACAATGGTAATGAAATTGCAAGGACAAGTGCATGGGACAACCAGTTTAAATCTAAAGATTTTCAATAGACTTTAAAATAAGACAAATAAAAAAAGCACACCCCACTCGCTAAAGTTTAAGGTGTGCTAATAACATGAATAAACGCACGGGGCGTTCTATTAGATTATAACAGATATAAGCCCCCTTTTTAAAGGAGGCTTTTTATATGGCATCAATATATAAACGTGGTAAGACTTGGACGGCAAGCGTGTCCGTTCCGACTGATAGTGGTTATAAGAAGAAAACAAAGTCAGGCTTCTTAACTAAGAAGGAAGCGAACAACTGGGCGATTGAGACGGAAAGTCAGAAAATAAACGATACGCTGACGATTAAAGACGGCAATGTTGCTGATATGTTCATTGAATGGTATCACGTGTTCAAAGAACCGCAGTTAGAGACTAAGAGTAAGACATGGTACACAACTACGCATAAGGTTATATCTGACTACTGGCCAAACAAAAAGTTGTCTGAAATTAACTCAAAGATGTTTCAAGAGCTTATCAACGATTACGGTAAGACACATGTCAAGTCATCTGTGTCGCACGTCAAGAATATGATCTCATCATTTATTCGTTATGCCGTTGATGAAGACTATATTAGCAAGGACTTTACACGTAACATCAAGTCATTTTCATCAGTTGAAAGCAAAGACAAAGACTTGAAATTCTTAGAAGTTGACGAACTAGAAAAGCTCAAGAATGAAATTATCAATAATGACGCTGTATCAAGTCGCATGATACTAACCGCCATCTATTCTGGTGCCAGATATTCTGAAGTCGCTGGACTGACACGTGATGACTTCGACTTTGAGAACAATACAATAACAATTAACAAGACGTGGCAAGCCGAAGATAGAGCTTACAAGTCAACTAAAACAGTGTCATCTAACCGTGTGGTAGATATGCCTGCGGACTTCATGGAGAGAGCTAAATCATGGCACTATGGCTCACGTTTTGCGTTTGAGAGTACCAACGGCTTACCACCGACTAACAATGCCGTGAACAAGCAACTAAGGCGGTATTTAGAGAAGAACGATAGTAAGATAATTACGTTCCACGGGTTGAGACATACGCACGCTAGTTACTTGTTGTCGAGAGACGTAGCCATTCAATACGTGAGTGAGAGATTGGGGCATGCTGACGTTAATATCACTTTGTCGGTGTACACTCATCTACTTGAGAAAAAGCGTTCAAGCGAGACAGCTAAGGCATTATCAGAATTAAGTACCTTGTAG